GGTAATATCCTGTACCTGAGACCCCATGTAATCTAAGAGCTCCGTCAATCTTTGTGTCATACAAATGTTTCTTATATAATTCTTGATCAGCAGTTGTAATAACTACGTCACCTGTTGAATCTGGAAAGGTAATGATATTATCTGAAGTTGGATTTGTAACAGTAAGAGTTGTCTGGTTTGCATCAACACTTGTACCTTCAAATATAATATTATTACTATCAAATGAAATACCAGACATCAGAACGTCGCTGTCACCACCAAATTTTTGATAGATCTCTACAAAGTTATCGTTAATCTTAGTAGCAGCTTGACGAAGGGTATCACCTGTACCGTCGTTAGCTGATGTTCCTTTACTGATATCTTGTCTTGTCATTTGCTTTCCTATGAACCTTTGAAGTATTTATATCAATAAGACGAGTCACTGGTATATCTAGTAAACATATTATTGTCCATCGTTTCAATAGTGAGTGAGATAAGCGGAGTATTATCGGTGTCGCTATCATCAAACTTAAACGAGTTAGGAGTGATTACCTCTCTAATATTAGCATAGTATCCATCAATTTGTTCTGCAGTAAGAGTCTGATACACAGAGATAATTTCATCAAGCGTGTATCTTACATTTGTACCATCAGAATCAATAAGACCAGTGATCTCAGAAATAAGTGATATACTTGGTGAAGCTTCAGATACCAATGATAAGACCGCGGAGTCTGCAATAGGTATAAACGCTGAGTCCATATTGATATCTACTTCTGTCTCAAGCTGAACGACTCCCTCAAAGTACCATCCAGCTGGATGAACAAATCTCTTATATAGCTCTCTCCAAGTAGAGGTAGAGAGTCCTGATTTAATTAACAGTGATAATATCTGGTATCTTGCATAGTTTTGGATATACTTTTGTCCATCATAACCAATTTCAGATTCACCTACAATAAACAAGTCCTTTTTAGGATATTCAATTTCAACTTCTTCCTGATACATGGTACGAAAAAAGTCTTCGATCGAGAACCGAGATCCTTTTCTTCTATAATGCTCTGCAAATCTTTTGGCTGCATATCGAGGATTAATGAAGAGCTCTCCATTTTGAAGTCCAGTACCTATCTCAGCTATAATCTGATTTAGGTTTGCAGTATCAGTTTCAGAGATATCCCTTAGAGAAAAGATATCATGTATCTTATCTCCAAAGTTATCAGCAGAGTCTAGATAGTCATAATATTTTTCTAAAAAAGTAACAAGATCCGGATACTCTGACACAAAGTACTCTGGTAAAACGTCACGTACGCTTCGGTTCCATAGGTTTGTTAATCGCCGACCTTTATCTTGTAGTTTATGAGCCATGTTACAGAGACACTGAAGTTGTTTGATAATCTATTTGAGCTTGAGCAAATGATGCCGTTGAATCAAATGAGAAAATATAGTTTCTTAATGGACGAATAGTACTTTGATTAGAAGGCACTGCGCTTACTTTAAGATCAGAAGAACCCTCAATTGCTGACGGATTAAATCCTTCGATTGTGATCTTACCGTTAGCTGCATCATAATTACCAATGTTATCAACTTCGATAGAACCATCGATGTTAACGATCTCAAGTTTATTTGAGCTTAATTTATTACGAATAGTACAAGATCTTCCATTATATGTAAACCTTCCAGATGTCACAATTCTATTTACGTCATCAGGAGAGGCTATAATCATAGGATAATTTAAAACATAAGTGAGTGATGTGCCAAGAACTGGAGAAAATCTTTGTTGAACTTTTACGCTCATTCTCGAGTTAAGAATAGCATTAGTGAGATCATCAATATTAGCTAAAAGATTAGATCTTCTAAATACACTATCAAATTTATTAAGATTATTTGTAAAATACGTCTCAATAGTACTCTGTACAAGTGATTCAACTGAGCGAGGCGTTAATGTCGTCAAGTTAGGATCTATATTAAAGAATGTTGAAAGCTCAAGATATGAAGTAACTGGATCAGTAAATTCAGTTGTAATAGACATAACTGAAAAATTATCAGTAAGTTCTGATACAATTCTATCTTTTACACTTGTCTGAGTGTCATCAGAGATACCGGTTTTAAACTTAAGTCCTACAAAAACTTTACCGTATTTAGGTGGGACGTTATCAGCACCACCCCATGACGTCACGTCATCGAGATACGCGCTATAATTACTCAGAATCTGAGCCTCATAGTCAAGAGCCGTCACAAGTCTTTGTTGAGATGCAAATTGAATCGGAACGTTCTGTCTTATAGAGTCAGTAGTCTCTTTAAATGCGCCGCCAGCAGACGCGAAAGTAGTAGACACTGTTATAGAGTAATCACCATAACCAGTTACGGTAAGTGCACTTACCGGAGTAAACACTGAACCTCCATTAGCTTCTTCACCTAAAACAGAGTTGTAAGTCACTACGATCTTGTTTCCAGCCGTAGGTTTTACACCAGTTGTTGTGTCACTAAACAAAATCTCATAGTATCCATTTGGCACCTCTTTAATTTGATAGAAAGTAGAGGTAGATAAAATTCTATTTGCTTTCTTAAGATTAGTATATTCTGTATATGAACTACTTCCAGCACTTTTATAGACTCTTACAATTAACGATTCTGTGTCAAGTGTTGAATCTGGAATGACATACACCTGAATGTCATCTGTCTCTCCAACAAAGAATGTTTTAGTTTTTTCGGTTCCTTCATAAACTGGAATATCAGTACTGTCATTAGAAGTTTTAAATACATAAGAGCCAGAACCATCATCATTAGCAGTATATAATTCTCTAGTTCTAAATGTATAAGTTACTCCGGATATATTTGAAGTGAACTGTGTTCCTCTTGGTAAGGTCACACTTGTTGGCCTTGACGCGGCGCTAATATTAATCGAGAGATTAAGAGATGCTGAAGCGGCAGTATACGAACGTGGAGTGTAACCAAGAGACTCAGCGTGGGATACTACCGAAGATCTTAGCTGAGCCGTATTTAAAAAGGCCTCGTTTAAACCAAAGTTAGTAATAAGACCATTTAAGTGAGTGTTGTAAGCGAGAACATCAAGAATATTTGAGAGTCCAGATCCTTCGAAATCATAGTCAGCAAATTCAGATTGAGCCTGAAAGTAAGTCTTAAGATTAGCTTTGAGCGTGTCAAAGTCTAACTCAGATGATTGTATTGTTGTAGCCATTTATCTTAACCTCGTTAAATCTAAACTAATGCTCAATGTTTCGCTTGTACTTAATATCTTAAAAGTAACGGTCACTCTTACAGAGTTATAATCTGAAAGTGTAGATACTTTTACGTTTAACACCTTTGCTCTTGGCTCGTAAGATTCAATTGCTGATCTAATCGATTCCTCTAGCAAGTCATTATCAAATTCAGTATCTAAGTTAAAAAGAAAATCATTTAAGTTTGCGCCAAAATTAGGTAAAAACGGTTTCTCTGCATAATTAGTCAATAAGATGTTCTTTACTGATTGTTTAACAGCAGCGGCGTCTTGTTTTTTATACACGTCTTTATTTGGCTTTAAAGCAAAAGTCAAGTCAATGTCACTATATTTTTTTGTTTTACTGATGACTATTCCACTTGATTGTAGATTACCATCTTCTATTGCAAACGCTCTTGATACCATCTTTTTTCCTAATGTATTGTATGTTCTATTTATTCAAAAACCTAATACATTTTTACTGTAGTTTTCTTTCTCTGTTTAACTTCTATGAATTCATTCGTACTTTGGACATAATTATTAAACCGTGTCTCGATCTCATTATTAAATCTAGCCTCCCATGTAGCTGAAAGTTGAGGCATGATAAGTATAAGTTGAGCATTAAGTGATCCGTCTGGCTCATATGTGTCGTAGTCTAGAATTAATTTATCAAACTTAAGATTATCTTTCCAGTAAACGGCAAGATCAAAGGTCTTATCTAAATTAATGTTACCATCATCGTCAATAAGCTCATACACAACTGCTCTTCCTTGTGTCATAAGATAATTTACGCTTGACAGATCTAATTGCTCATTTGGACCGGTTCGATACCAGCCTTCAGCAACGACAAGTCTTAAATCAGCGAACTGTCCCTCGTCTGTTGCCACAGTTCTCATAGCTTGAGCCTGCATATAAAGGTGTTTAGCAATCTCTAATCGAGTCTCGCGATTTCCAATATGATTAATTGTCCACTGATCAGCGTATCCACCTAAAAATTTAGAGAGTGCGATTCCTGGAGCAAGTTTAGTTCTTCCGGTAATCTCCTCTTGAAACTCAGGATTATATAATGGATTTGGAGTATAAATCATGTTCTAATAAATCCTTTCGATCTGCTTGGACCAGAGTTACCAAGTGTTCGAGTGTTTCTACCGATAGTTGGCGTGTTATTAACAGTTCTTCCAGTTTCTTCTGGAATAGCGAGAACAAAGTTTGAGTTTAATACGCCTTGCGATACCATAGCTCCTACAAACTGTTTATTAGCAAGAGTCTTCGGATCTCTTAATTTAGATCTTACTTCTGCTGTTGAAAGTTTTCGTGACGATACTCCTCCAGTCTCAGTACTACGATCGATCTGGTTCTTCATTGAGTCATTAGGATCAATTGATACTTTACGTATACCATTTGATGATCTATTAAGATAATCTGTTATAACGGTATTATCTGGTCTTACAGTTGTCTTATTTGTTCCAGTTGTATTATCTGTTGTTCCGGCTGATCCACTCGCTCCAAGCGCGCCAGCTGTACCGGCTCTTCCTGCTTCAGTAGCGGCTCCGTTCAAGTCACCATGGAAAGTGGTTGCATACATTGCGGTACCATGAAGTGATGTACTATTTACGCGATCAATATGACCTGTTTTACTGTAAAGAACTATCTCATCACCACCTATCGTGCCACTGTCACCAAGCACGGCAAGCTTTGAAGCGGAAATACTAGTTTTCTTCGAAGTAATTACAATTGAATCTTGAGTAGTTAAAGTAAGATCTTGCCCAACAAAGTTAGTCATCTTTTGACCAATATAATTATTAAAATCTCCCTTTGTGATTACATTTGTATTACCAAGAGTTGTTGAGGCAACCGATCCTGTAGTGTACACAGCTCTATTTTTAACAACAGTTGATTCTGAATTCTTTTCAATTCTTTCTTTTGTAGATCCATCAATCTGTTCTACTTTATCACCAGCAACTTTTAGATTATAATCCCCACCTACATTTAAGTCAAAGTCACCAGATACATTCAATGTGAGATTGCCGTTATAAATGATATGTCCATCACCTTCGATAATAACTTTTTCATCACCACCAGTCACTCGTATAGTATTATTAGTTGAACTAATAATAACTGTACCATCTGGTCTTAATTCGATACCAGCACCAGTGCGGTGTCTAAACAACATACGTTCTGAACCGGGTGTGTCATCAACCTCAGTGATATGGCCTGAGACAGTTTCTCTTACTTGATTAAGAGGATATCTTGATAGAGGTAGCGGTTTAAGATCTAGATTAAGTCTCTTATCACCACCACCGGTATAAAGTTTATTTTTCTTAGCCCCTCTCGCGGCCTGGTTTGTACTTACCTGATTTTGATACTCTTTTTTAGGATACACACCACGTGGATCCGCAAAACCATCAGTTGAACTTGGAGTCTTTGCAAGATTAGATACTTCTAAAAATCTATCAATGTCTTCATAACTCATTTCTTACTCCTATCCATAATACCTTGATCCGTGAATCCATGTACCGGTTGACTCCTTATAAACATAACCTTCTTCAATGAGTCTCACCTTCAATCTTTGTTTAGCTAATACTGCGGCTCTGTGATCTTCGTAGAGATTATAGTACTTGGTTTCTA